ATTAATAGCTTCATACAGCAATGAATCCAATGTGTCTTTCACTGTTGTACTGTCATATCCTACATTTTCAGCAAGTAAATCGGAACTTGTTACGAACTTGGAATCATTTATTAAATCGGATGTGAAATTAGGTATTTCACTAATATCAGCTTTAGCAGCCAGTGCTTCTTCCAGTTCTTTTAGTTCCTTATTAATACCTGTCGAATCAAAATCAGATAAATTAGTAAGTTTGGTTTTATCTTCATTAGTATAATCATTAGTAGATAATCCTTTGCCAGATTCTTTATCAACCTTTTTTGCCAAGTCTACAACATTGGTAAACTGTGCATCATTGGAAAGCTCCGTTGTATATTTGGGAACTTCATCTTTGGAAGCAAAGTTTCTATCATTCACTAATTGACTAAGTTTAGTAGGTACACTATTTATATTGACATAATTACAGTCATTTTGCAACTCGCTTACTTTGGTAGGCAAATCATCTCTGGTGATAAATCCCATATCATTTATCAACTGACTTAGCTTAATCAGTCTTTCCTTTGATTCAGAACAGCAATATTTAAGACCATCTTTATCTGCTACTATGGTATAAGCCCTAATCATTTTATAGCAGTGACTATCATCATTCTTTATAAATGTACAGATAACATTATAGTCTCCCAAAAGCATTTCCTGCTGTTGTTCGGCTGTTACCTCAAACTCAATGCCTTTCACTAAAGTACTGTCATAAAGAACAGTATCCCCTAAATCTTCTTCCCTCTCTTTAAGGACTATATCAACTATTTTGGCATCTACTACATATTTCTTGGATGGAACTGTAGAATGTTGATACATCACCTTCAAATCAGTAACAGCAGATAAATCTACATAGCCGTTGCAATCCTTTATAGTCCAAGTAAAGCTAAAATCATTCCCCTTGATTATATACCTCATTGTCTTTTTCTGTTTGCTTAGTAACTGCATTATCTAGTGTCTGTACATTCACCTGTACAAATGATTTGTCGCCATTTTCAATAGCTGACAAATCCAGATTCTTCCTGATTTCATTTGGAGTAATCACACCAATCTGGAACAGCGTATTATAGTAGCTAGCCAGACTTGCCTTATCTGCTCTAAGGAGAACTGAAGTATCAAAACGCACATCTATATTATTCCTTTCAGAAGGCTTATATAGTTTACGTTCAAATTCCAGTTCTATCTTTTCCAGTAGTGGTGAAAGCGTATCAGTCAAGAAAGCTAATTGAGTAGCTTCTACTGTACTATAACTGGACTTGGACAAATCAAATGCCTTGACTGGTGACACACCGAAGAATCTGCAAATATCAATCACATTAAACTGTCTGGTTTCCAGTAATTGTGCATCAGACGGATTCACCGTAATAGGCTGAAAAGTCATATTGCCTTCCATTACAGCCACGCCATTAGGAGTACCAGTAATGGAATTAAAAGCACTACTCCAAGCTGTTTTAATGTCCTGCTTCTGTTGTGCCGTCAATGAGGATTCCACTTTAATAATGCCAGCCAGATTAGCACCACCTTTGAAAAATCCTTCTGCGTGCGCTTCTGAATCAGCAGTTAACCCCAGTGTATTTCTAGCGTGCTTCAAAGTACTTATACCTGTAATCCCATCATAACTAAAATTCAGGATATGAATCATATTGATAGCTTCTACCAGTT